ATTCCATACACTGAAGATGTTTCCACAACGGAAATTAAAAAAAGATTAAAACTTAATTGAAAATTTGTATAATTTAATTATATTAAAACTATGAAGACTGCGGTATTAGTTTCAGGAATGTGTAGACAATTTGACATTGCGGTCAAGTCTTGGAAATTTTTGAATGACTTGGATTGTGATGTATATTTTTCGACTTGGAAAAAATCAGTTCAATCGAGTAAAGTTTTAAACATGCACGTCGAAGAAGATATTACAGAAAACACTATCCTTGAACATATACCCACAGCAAAAATCAAAATTTATGATGTCAATGATTTTGATTTTCCTGGAGACATATCTTATCATAATGACAAGCATCTTTTTTTAATGAAAAGTTCATTAAACATGATAAAAGAAAGTGGTGTTGAATATGATATGTTAATTGTGACAAGACCTGACAACTATTCATTTTACAATTATACACCCGAATTTTATTCCAACTTTGTCAATGAAGGAATTATTTATGGGCTTACTCCAATATACATCACAGGAAAACCTTCTAAAGAAATTTACTTTTTAGTAGAATATTTTTTTATGGGGGATTTCAAAACATTGTTTAATGTAATTGATAGTCTTCCAACAACAATGCCTGGTAATATTCATACTGAATTCGCAAGAGAAATATTGAAGTTGGACTATTATGTTGTTCAATTACCCGATTTAGATATAAAATTAATAAGACCAAATGTGAGAGGATTAAAACCTGAAGAGATTAATAATGCTTCAGTTTTTGATAAATTCATGGATTGGGGACAAAATGAAGGATTTAAAAGAAATAGAAATTTAATATGAAAAAATTATTTAGCTTCGGTGAATTATATGTGTCCGATTTTATCAAACAAGATGAAGAAGGAAGAGCTGGAAAACACGATTTAACATTAGTGATAGATGAACGATATGGATCAGCAAGATTAGATAAATGTACTCCTATCCATTCAATGTTCGGGAAATATTGGTATAGAAGTGGGACTAACACAACCATGAGAAATGAATTGATGGGTATTGTTGAAAACATTTTGAAAGTACAAAAATTGGAAGACAATGATTTATGGTTGGATATCGCGTGTAATGATGGAACTCTTTTCAAATACGTGCCTAATCATATTAAAAAATTGGGAATAGACCCGACAGATGATACATTTACAGTTGAATCAAGACAGGTGGCTGATGAAATAATTCAAGATTATTTTACTTTGGAATCTTATAAAAGATCTCAGTTTGCGGAAAAAAAGGCTAAGGTAATTACCTGTATTGCAATGTTTTATGATTTGGATGAACCAATTGATTTTCTGAATGATGTTAAAGAAGTTCTTGATGATGATGGGTTATTTGTTATACAAATGAGTTACACTCCATTGATGATTAAACAGTTGGCGTTTGACAATATAACTCATGAACATGTTTATTATTGGTCTCTTTCTTCGCTAAATAAACTGATGTCTGAGGCGGGATTAAAAATTGTGGATTGTCAACTTAATGATGTGAATGGTGGAAGTTTTAGAGTTTATATTAAGAAAGAAAACTCTGATGAAACTAAATTTGCAACTAGACCATATCGAGACGTTTGTAATGTTAAAGTTGAATCAATATTAAATTGGGAAAAAACTCAAAATTTGGACTCAGAAGAAACATGGTCAGATTTTTATCAAAGGGTACAAGACTTGAAAAAACAAACACTCGATTTTTTGAGGGAAGAAAAGGCAAAAGGAAAGAAAATTTGTGGTTATGGAGCTTCGAGTAAAGGAAACACCTTATTACAATATTTTGGAATAGACAATACTTTAATTGATGTAATTGCTGAACGGAGCCCGTACAAATATGGGTATAAAACAATAGGGACAAACATTCCAATATTATCTGAGGAGGACGTTAGAAAAATGAATCCAGACTATATGTTAGTATTGCCTTGGCATTTCATTTCTGAGTTTATTGAAAGAGAACATGAATTTTTAGAACGTGGAGGTAAATTCATTGTACCATGTCCGAAATTTGAAATAATTGGTAAAAATAATTTATAATGTACGTACTTGGTATTTCATCCTTTTATCACGATTCATCCGCTTGCCTGTTCAAAGACGGGGAGTTGGTGTTTGCTTGTGAAGAGGAAAAATTTACGGGAATCAAACACGATAGTTCTTTCCCTTGTAGGACGATTGAATATATCTTCGGACATTATAACATAACCTATGATGATATTGAAATGGTTTGTTATTATGAAGACCTTAATCTGAAACTAAAAAGAGTATTGAGTAACATTAAGAAAAACTTTTTTACATCACCGAAATATTCTTTGAAATCTTTAGTTAAAATCTTAAAAAATATCTCAGATGTAAATAAACATTTGAAGCCGTTTAAGGGTAGAGTTTTTTATTCGGAACACCATTTGGCTCATCAGTATTATTCTTTTTTCACTTCCGATTTTGAAAGGGCAATCTGTTTATCTATTGATGGAGTTGGTGAAATTGATACTTTATCTTTTGGATTAGCAGATGATGATGGTATTGAATATTATGATTTAGGGAAATATCCTCATTCATTGGGGCTTTATTATTCTACAATGACTTCGTATTTGGGATTCAAACCAAATGAGGGAGAGTACAAACTAATGGGATTGGCGTCATACGGAGACCCTCAAATCTATATTGAAAAACTTAGAAGTTTAATAGAATTCAAAGATGGAGAATTAATCTGTGATATGAATGTTTTTTGTTGGGATAAGTCAGAAAAATTGATGTTCAACGAAAAACTAATAGAACATTTAGGGATTTCACCAAGATTAACTGAAGAACAAATTACTACAATTCATCAAAATTTAGCCGCTGCGGTTCAACTAAGATACGAAGAAGTTTTATTCGATATTATCAAAAGCTTGAAAAATCTTGGTAGTAATAATCTTTGTTTAGGAGGTGGATCGGCATACAATGGTACTGCAAATGGAAAGATAGTGTGCAATTCTGATTTTGAAAAAATTTGGATTCCAGTTGCTCCATCTGACGCTGGATCCTGTGTTGGAGCTTGTATTCATTACCTTGTACAAAATAAAAAATTAAAGAAGAGAGTGACTAAGAATCCTTTTTTGGGTCCAAAATACGATGTTGAATTTTATTTGGGACACATTAAAAATTTGAATTTTTTTGAAATTCACGATTACAACACATTAATAAAATACGTCGCGAACAAAATTCATGAGGGTAAAGTAGTTGGGTGGTATAGAGATAGAATCGAATTTGGAGCAAGAGCATTGGGACACAGGTCTATTTTAGCAGACCCTACAGTTCCTGATATGAAATATAGAATTAATAAGTTGATTAAGAAAAGAGAGGGGTTTCGTCCTTTCGCACCTATGGTTATTAAAGAGAAACAAAATGAGTTCTTCTACACAATTGATGATGTACCATACATGAATCAAATTGTTAAAGTTAGAGAGGAATATGCTGATAAATTATCTGCAGTTGTTCACGTTGATGGAACCTCAAGAATTCAAACTGTCTATGAAAATACTGTCATTCACGACTTATTAATTGAGTTTGAAAAACTAAGCGGATTTCCAATTATATTGAATACATCCTTCAACGTTAAAGATAAAACAATGGCACTGACTCCGTTCGATGCGATAGAAACTTTCAAAGACACTGATTTAGACTTATTAGTTTTAGATAATTATATAATACACAAAATACTATGAAAAAAATTATTGATTGGTTCCTAAAAAAAATTAAGGAACGAAAAAGAAAAAAAGAATTAAAAAAGAAAATTGAAGAATTAAAGAAAAGAGATCCTTTTATTTACAACCATTAAATCAAATTACTTGTGTAAGTTTGATTTTCATTTGGTAAATAATTTGGAAAGTTTGTTTCGATGTGGTTGAATAGTTTTTCGGCATATATTTTATTATGTATTGGTCCTGGATGACCTCCGTCTGTGCCATAATCTAAAAATGGATGAATAAAATATTCACCGTCGAATCTATTAAATTCTTGGTATTCTTTAGGGATATTGAAACAACCATTCCACAACCAATTACATTTTTTAGACTCTAAAAATAATTTAATTATTAGATGATTTTTATACCAATTAATTAAATCTTCATTATCATTCTGAAGTTCTGTTAAATTATTTTGAATTTTTCTTCCCTCTTCAGTTTCTTTTAGGTAATTCCAAGAACTTCCTATTATAAATGGTTTGATTCCATTATTTTTTGTATACGCTTCACGCCTTTGTGGTGAAGTGTACATTATTAAAACTAAATCAGGTTTTATTAAATCAAAATAAGTCAACAAGCATCTGCTGATATAATCATTACTCTCACCTGAAGATGCTGAATTCAAATCTATTGCATTTGGTATCAATTTTGTAAATTGATGGGGCCATGTTTCGTTGTCATTTACACCGACCCCCTCTGTCAATGAACATCCGATTGACATAACCTTAAATCCTTTTTTATAGATTGAATCTCCTCTAAATCCTAATTCATTATAGGAATAGGTACAAAATCCACTTTCATCAGTGGCTAATTTGTTTTTTTTCTTTTTAAATCTGAAAATCAATGATGAGTTTTCAAACTCATTAGGTGTCCAATATTTTAATGATTTCATTATACTGTAACGTAATTTGGGAAATTGATTTGTATATGATTCATCAACTTTTCAGAATAAAGTTTATTATGTAGTGGCCCGGGATGCTTTCCTTCGGACCCCAAGTCGATTAATGGTTGCGTAAAATAATCTCCATCAAATCTATTTGGTTCAACGTACCCTTTAGGTATTTCAAAAGAACCATTCCACAACCAATTACAATTTTTGGATTCAAGAAACAATTTGATTATCTGATGGTTTTTAAACCAATTAATGAAGTCGGAATTTTCATTTTGTAGTTCAACCAAAATATTTTGAATATTTTTTCCATCTTCAGTTTCCTCTAAATATCCCCAAGACATTGTTGGAATGAATGGTTCAATTCCTCCATTTTCTGTATATATTTCACGTCGTTGTGGAGAGGTATACATTATCAATACTAAATCAGGATTGATAATGTCATAATAGGTAATTAGAGACCTGCATATGTAATCGTTACTTCTACCACCACATCCGAAATTAAAGTTGACCCCATTAGGAATCAATTGTGTAAATTGGTGAGGCCAAGTTTTATCATCATTTACGCCAACTCCCTCTGTCAAAGAACATCCGATTGACATTACTTTGAATCCTTCTTTATTTATCGAATCACCTCTAAACCCTAATTCATTATATGTGTATGTACATAATCCAGTGTTGTCACTACCTGATGTATTAAACGTTTTATTTTTTCTTCCATCAAGTTGATACTTGTATGAAGAAATTTCAAATGTTTCAGGTTTCCAATAGTCAAGTGGGTTCATCGATTAAAATAATTTTTTATTATAAGATTGAGAATTATTTGATAAATAATCTGGTAAATTTTGATTTATGTAATTAAATAACTTGGTCACGTATTCCTTATTATGTTTTGGGCCTGGATGGGAGTCGTCTTCACCTAAATCCATAAATGGTTCGTTCATATAATCTCCATCAAATCTATTAAATTCTTGATAGTCTTCTTGTATACCAAAAGATCCATTCCAAACCCAATTACATTTTTTAGATTCTAAAAATAATTTAATTAGTAGATGATTTTTATACCAATTCATAAAATCGGAATGACGATTTTGCAGTTCAATCAAGTTATTACATATGTTTTTACCTTCATCAGTATCTCTTAAATATCCCCAACAAGGAGGTAGGAAAGGTTTCACACTATTGTGTTTCGTGTATACCTCACGTCTCTCTGGTGAAGTATACATTATCAAAACTAAATCAGGTTTGGCAATATCATAGTAACTCAACAAGGAACGAACAATAAAATCATTGCTCCTTCCTCCACAACCAAAATTCAAATCAACACCATTTGGTATCATTTTTGTAAATTGGTGGGGCCAAGTTTCATGGTCGTTTATCCCAACCCCTTCAGTTAAAGAACATCCAATCGACATTATACGAAATCCTTTTTTATGGGTTGAATCTCCTCTGTATCCCAAATCATTATACGTGTAAGTACAAGATTTAGTTTTAGTACTTGTTGGAGACCTGAATTCTTTAACTCTTCTTTGACTATTGAGTTTGTATCTTAAAGACGAAATTTCAAATTCATTAGGGGACCAGTATTTTAATGATTCCATAATTTTAGATTAATGAATTGGGGTGTGATTTTTTTACAATTTCTTCGAGTCTGTCAAAGAAAAGTTTTTTACATACTTCTTTACGAAATTGGTGATTTAAATATAATTCCCTATTGAATTGGCATATTTCCAAAACCTCTGGAGTGTTGTAAATTTTGGATAATTCAATCGCAGCATCCACAACGTGTTTCACTTTATTTTTTCCTGTCATATTATCATAATCCTCATTAATGACTGAATTGAAAGTTTGGAAACCCATATCTCGTAAATGTTTTAGGTGTCCTTTAGTTGCGGATACAACAAATGGTAATCCTAAATAAATTGATTTGTAAGTTTTCTCCGTGATATGTATTGCCTCGTCATATAACATGGTTTCAGTAATTATATCTACTTTACTCTTGTAGTACCATTCTGGATTAATTGTAAATAAGAATTCGTCGTGATATGATAATCTACTACCGTACATAACATCACCTTCTAGTTGTATGGATTTGAACTCGAGACCATTTATTTTTAGTTTATAAGCCAAATCTAAATCAATTATTTTGAGAGGAGTGTAATTATCTACCCAAGTTAGCCGTGTTTCATCTAATAAACCTCTATTAAATAATTCTTCAATCATTTGATATTTGTGGTAAAATACCCTTCGATTTAAACATAAAAAATTTTTGTCAGGTTCTATTGTATTTTTTTTATTATTCTTATCAATATATTGGTTTAAATGATTATAAGTTGACAAGAAAAAGTGAGGGAAGAAAAATGTATTCAATGTGAAATTCTCATATTTCATTTTGTGTAAACCGATTTTTAAAGAATCATTTTTTACAAGAACCAATCTGTTGATGTCTATTCCATTGGATTTCAATTTATTTAAAAAGGACAAACTCAAGTTGTCAACTCTATTATGTGCTTCTCTTGAAAAATCAGCCATAAAGTAAAACTTTTTATCTTGAAGTTTTTTTAGTAAATCTATGAATTCATCTGAAGTTGTGTATGTTGTGTATGGAAGTTTCGGACTGGTTTCCCAAACAAAAACTAGTAGGTTCAATTTGTTTGAATCGATTACGTCAGTATCAACATTCTTGAATGAGATGTTTGTATCTATTTTTTCAAGCATTTCTTGAATGCCTGAACCTTTGAATGTATCTGTAAACCAAAAATCAATTTCCATTTAAATTATTGTTTTTTTTGTTAAATGGTCTTTTTGTAAAAACCATAATAAAGAATATCTTTCACCATTCAATATTGGAGTTATTTCATGATCGATTCTTGTATCGAATATGTATGTATTTCCAATTAATTTATTCAATGTATATTCATTAGGATTATATAATTTGAAATCACCACCTTCAAAATCATCATTTAACAAAACACCAACTGCAAACATCCTATCATCTATCGAATCATTATGTTTTCCAAACCAATCACCTTCAACAAATTTATGAAAATGTATTTTATTTTTTATATAATTAATTGTTAATTTTGTTTCGTCTTCAAAGAATTCTTTGAGTTTAAAAAATAACCATTTTGTATCCTCACTGTATACTATTTGTTGTGAAAAATATCTTCTGTCACTTACGTATGAATGATTATTTACATTTTTAGTGTTATCCCAAACAATAGATTGACACTCTTCTTTACTAAATAATATTTTTTCCGTCAAAGTCATGTACTAAATTATGTGTGTCTTTTCTATATTTTTTATCATAACTAAGCATATCTAAATGTTTCGGATTGTATATATTTAAGTAATTCATTATCGATTCAAGGTGAGAGTTATCGATGTAGACATTTTCATATTTTATTTGTAATGTATTGAATTTATTTAGAATGGATTTCATGTAATCATATCTATTTTTTCTGAGTATTATTTCATTTTTATTTTCGAGAATCCAATTATTGGAAACTTCATAATCTACGTGCCAATAATTGCTGTTTCGAGCGACAATAAAACTTATGGCGGCTTCAACACTGTTTTCTCTAGTCAAACAAATTACTTTATCAAATTTGTTGATTATATAATTTGGTGGGATAAATTCTTCAATAACAATTTTTCTTATTATACTTGTTTTTTCAAAAACTGATAAAAAAGTTTTCTTATCATATGGAGTTTCATCCAATTCAATTTTTAATTCCTTCGATAACCACTTACATAAGTTAGTTGATCCACATCTTGTATGTGATAGAATTAAAATCCTCATCAAATTAAAGTTTTGGATTTATCACTAAATTCATACAAATTATGAAACATGTATTTATTCTTACTTACTTTACTGAATTCCTTTACGAATAATTCATGGTCAGGGTGAGACACATTCCAAACTTGTTTCAAATTGAATTCCTCATCACTAAATGTTCCCCAATTAGTTATTTTACCAAAAAATACTGCAACTTTTTTTCCAAAAATAGAATGCATTATATTATAAAATAACTCCATTTCCATGTAGTTTGAATCTTGTACTACAAATGATGTTTTAATATACTTCAAACTTGGTATTGTATTTATGAAATTTAAATTTTCTATCAGATTATCCCATTTTCCTCCTAATCTTGTTTTGTTTTCGTAAGTATCTTTTGTTCCTGCGTCTATACTAATCTCACAACTTTTAACGTATTTGTGTACATTTGGCATACTATCCCACATTTCTTTATTCCACATTGATGCGTTAGTATGAAAATGAATGGACTTTAATTTGGGATATTTTTTTGGGTCAAAATTTCTTAAATAGTTTCTGAATCCAACTGATATGAAAGGGTCACCAGACCCTGTTATGTACAATGTCTTAACGTCTTTGGAGTAAAAGGAGTCTATCTCTTCTATTGTTTTTTCTATTCGTTGTATCCCTTTTTTATCCTCAACAATCAAATCTACTCTACAAGATGGACATTTGTAATTACAAGTCCTATCAAAATTCATTACTAAGACTTTTGGACCCTCACTCAAAATTGGAGATTTAGGAGTCGATTCAGTTTTTAATTGAAGGGGACCAGATACCTCACCGAAGTTTATGAGTTTACTCAAATATGGGCATAATTCTTTATCACAGTATTTGAACGATCCGTCAATTATTGAATCCCGAATATCAATCATCGGTTCACTATTCCAAACTTCTTTTAATGGGATTTCTGATGTTTCTATTTTGTTCGGAAGCCAAGATGGACAGCAGGCAAAACAGACCTTAGTGTGTATTTCCAAGTTCTTGAATGGAACTGAACAAAAATAATTTTTTAAATCTATTTCGGGTTTCATCTATTTTAATAATAATACATTTTTTAATTTTATCATTAGATAGGTAATTTTACTTTATTTAGATTTTTTAATATTGGATATCCATCCCATTTTGATTCAAAAAAATTCGGAGTCGTTTCCGAAATTAATTCCGGTTCATTTTCTTTTATCCAATTATATAACCTAGTGGAAATATATTCATATCCAATCTCATTTGGATGATCACAAACAAGCGATTTCATATTTGAATTTTCTTTTAAATTTGGAAAAATAGATTGGTTGAACTTCATCATGTGGTTTATATTATGGAATTTCTCAAAAAAAATGTTTTGTTGGAAATTGATTGGAGTATACAAGAATTTATATTTTTTAGAAATACAATGTTCCTCCATAATTTTGATATAAAAGATTTGTTCTAAAATTGGATCTATATCCAAGTTGTCGATGAAATTCAAATATTCTTTTCCAATGTCATAACTATATACATTATAAACATTTTTTTCCATCAATGGATTTATATTCATAACCGTGGAATCTCTATAAAACGAAAACCGAGTCGGAGAGGGGAGTAACCAAAGGAGTAAAACATCAAACTCGTCAGAAAAATTTTTATCATAATATTTTTCAAACCAAACTTTTACATTACCCGAGGTAGATGAACCTCCAAAACCTAAGTTGATTAAAATATCATAATTGAGCTGTTTTTGAAGATATGAAGGCCAAGAATATTTGTGAAATCTTTCCTTACTAATATAATAAACTTCTTCTGTTTTTTTATACTTTATTTTACCCCCAACTTTGTATGAGACAACTTCAGGGTCATAACACCCAACTCCTTCTGTAAAAGAACAACCCATTGTAATCAAAAGTTTTTTTTTCATATAAGGGTATTTTTTTTTACATTCATAGGGTTATTATTCATGAATCCAACTAATGTGTATCTGTTTCCGATACAATTATTTACTTTGTGAATTTCTTCTCCTGAAAAGTAAATCATTTCTCCAATTTTGGGTTTATACTCAGTATTATCAAAAATTACTTCACCCCCTGTGAAATTGTCATTAAGGAAAATTATAAAAGACCATGGATTGACGTGTCGATGTGGAATTATTGACTGGTTTATTGATTCGTTAAGCACTTGAACTCGAAACTTTTTGAATATGAAAGTTGAAAATTTTTCGATTGGTAATTTTTTATTCATTAAATCAATAAAGTAAAACTTGTATATTTCGTCATCACAATATCCATTAATATTTTCATCATATAAATTTGTAAAGTATTCACATTCTAAAGGATTTAAAAAATCTTCATAACAAACAATCATAGTAAATTCAAATTAATTTTCCTGTTTTTATGTTTAAAGGATTATTCAACATTCCCCCAATTAATGTATATCTATCCCCAATACAGTTGTTTAGTTTGTGTCGTTCTTCTCCAGAAAAATAAGCCATATCCCCTGTTTTGGGTTTATATTCAACAGTATCAAAAATTAGTTCCCCACCTGTAAAATTTTCATTCAGGAAAATAACAAACGACCAAGGATTGACATGAGTATGTGGAGATTTACATTGGTCTATAGATTCGTTTACCATTTGTATTCTTAATTTTTTGAAAATATAATTTGGAAATTTGTCAGTTTCAAATTTATTTTCTGTCAAGTCGAGATAATAAAATTTTAGTACATCATCATCACCAAATTTATTATACGTCTGAATCCATTCCATAAATTCTACATCATTTGATTTAAACAAATTAATATAATATTCACATTCAGAATTATTCAAAAAGTTGGGTATGTAAATTATCATATCTATTATATCAATACGGTATTTAATAAAAATTCTGAAGAAATATTTCCTGCAATAACAACCCTATCAATAGTTGATGTTGGTGTGTGTGTTGGAACATGCCATAAATATCCGGGGAAAAAAATGATTTCACCTTCTTTTGGGGTTATTGTAAGAACGGAATCATTATTATCTTTGATTAATAAATTACCTTCTCCGTTCTCCAAATTGGGGGGTATTTGTACATAGAAAACAAATGTGTAATCAGTTTTTAATTGGGTTCTGCCTCCATCTAATTTTGAGTGTGTGTGCCATATATAATTTGATGGAGGTAAATCTTTTGTTTGAATATAGGACCACATACTGATTGCATAATCTACATGTCCACATTTTTTCAATTCGAAATATTGATTCACGACAAAATTTTTGATAGATTCAAATTCTCTACAAAAAAACATCAGTTCATCTGTGTTTTGGGATGTATTACCGTTTGGTTGTTTCAGTAGGGATTTATTTTTATAAATTTTTTGAAGTATGTCTTCTTTATTAAACTCCCAATTGTATTTTACATGATGTGTCATTTTTTTTGATAGGGAGTTTCTATATCAAGTTTTTCGGAGTAATCTTGAATTCTGAACCGTAGTTGGATAATAGTTCTTCACCACTATATATCTTTCGTACTGTTATTGGGTTAGTATGATTAATTGTATCGACATTGTTATTATTCAATCCACTATTAATAAAAGTTTTTGGCCAAATATATATCCAATGACACCCTTTTTCTAATGGAAAGAAAATTTTACCGTACTCTTTTTCTATGTATTGTTCTTGGTTTTCTTTGTCAATATAAAATAATTTATTGTCAAAAGTTCCTAACATTGTTTTTTGTAATTCCATCGGTAATTGAGATAATTCGTTGTGGTCTATAGAATATATTCCACTTTCATCAAGCCAAGGATTAAATATTGATTCACCAATTTCAATATCTCTAACTGCGAAAAATCCAACTCCGTGAATACGACTTGGCTTTAGCACACTCACTACATGATTTTTTATATATTCAAATGG